TATAGGGGCTTGGAAAATTCCTTGCGTGTTTTGACTGAACTATTATTGACAATTCCATTGTTAAAGCTACTTCCGCCCAGCCACAGACATCGCAATGGGGGCGGCTCGGTGAGAACCACGGAGAGGTGAGATTCCTATGGCGTTTGCTAACCAGCAAACCGTTTATGCTGCCGCCCTCAGAGCCATCCGGCTCTTTTGTGCTTCGGGAAGTAGTGTCGAATAGAAGCACGGCAACTGTTATTCAAATGAAGAACAAGCAGATCGTTTGATCTTAGAAACTACGCGGCAGGACCACCATGCCCTGCCGCATCCTTGTAAGATTAAACACAAAATGAACAAGGAGGAATTATAATGGAAAAAGTGGCCGAGCTATTAAGTAAAGACGTGGTAACCGGATATGTATATGGCTATGACGGGAGCCGGAAGGAATATTACTTTGAGAATTCTCCGTCCAACATTGCCAGCTTCATCATGCTGCACAAGGAAAATACGGACAAAATGATTTTGACGGATTTGGCAGACCGGCTGATCCTGAATACGTTCGAGGAATTCATTAACCAATGCCCGGATCAGAAGCTGCTGCAGGAAATTCTGAAAGACCTGATCCCCATGCAGCTGGGCGAGAAAGAGCCGGACAGCATCCTGATCGCGGATGAAGCGGAGTATAGGGCCTTTTTAGACGAGGAAGATCGGCAGGTCACGGAAGCCGAGCTGCGGATGCTGTAGCGCCTGCTATGATCAGTAAAATCAAAAGAATAGGAAGATTGGCCTGAACAGGCGGCAGGATGCAATACTCCCGCCGCCTGTTCCTTATAGGAAAAGCAGAAACGGAGGGTTTATGTATGAAGGAACAGAAACGCGCCTGGATTTACTGCCGGATCGATGCTCCGGAAGATACCCATGGCAGCATAAAAAATCAGAGGAAAGAACTTTATGACTATGCGGAGCAGATGGGCTTTGAAGTGGCCGGCTGTTCCGAAGATCTTGGAAGCGGCCTGGAATATAACCGCGCCGGTCTGGGGGAGGTCATACAAGCCGCTGGGGATGGGAAAATGGATGTGCTTCTGGTGAAAAGGTTTGACCGCCTGGGGCGGGACACGCAGGAAACGCTGGAGTTTCTCCAGGGACTGGAGCAGTTGGGTATCCGGCTCTATTCCCCGCTGGAGGGAGAAATTCAGACGGAGCACCAAAACCTGGCTGCTTTTTCAATTAGGACGGGAGGTGTCTCAGTATGTCAAGAACCGAAGAAGCCAACGAAGTGAATTACAAGGTGGCGGTAAAACTGCTGGATATCATGCTCCGAAACGGCATTATCACCCCTTCTGAATACCAAAAAATAGATGATTTGAACCGTCAAACTTTCACGCCTGAACTTTCAAAAGTATATGCGTAATAACACTAGCTATATCTGAATTGTTGTGGTAATGTGTGTTGCTGACAGAGGTCAAATAAAAAGGAAGGAGAGAAAAACATGGCAAAAAAGATAACAAAAATTGAGCCTGTAAAGCAACAGATTACCCGGCAATTACAGCCGAAAAAGCGGGTTTGCTCCTATTGCAGGGTAAGCACCGACTCCCGCGAACAGCAGAATTCCTTTTCTGCACAGCTTAAGTATTACAAAACCCTGATCGAAGATCAGGAGGATTGGCAGTTCGCCGGAATTTATGCCGATGAAGCAAGAAGCGGAACGAAGCTGCAAAAAAGAGATGACTTTTTAAGGATGATGAAGGACTGCGAAGATGGCAAGATCGATATGGTCATCACGAAATCCGTGACCAGATTCGCCAGAAACACCGTGGACAGCATCCAAGCAATCCGGAGATTGAAGGAGCTTGGCATCGCGGTCTTTTTTGAAAAGGAACACATCAACAGCCTGTCGGAGAAAAGCGAACAGATGCTGACTATCTTAAGCTCCCTGGCGCAGGGTGAATCCGAAAGTATCTCAACCAACAACAAATGGGCCGCCGTGAAACGCTTTCAGGACGGCACCTTCATCCTTGGTACTCCCGCATACGGCTATACCAAGGATGAGAACGGGGAGCTGATCCTGCAGGAGGAAGAAGCCGCGGTGGTCCGCCACATCTTCCGGGAATACTTAAATGGCAAAGGCACCTATGTGATTGCCAAAGATTTATCGGAAGCAGGAATCCCCACCATCCGCTCGGCTGAAAAATGGCAGGACGGGGTGGTCAAGGAAATTCTCCAGAATCCTGTTTATACTGGAGATTTGCTCCATCAGAAAACATTGACCACGGAGGTGATTCCCTTTAAGCGAAAACCCAACAAAGGCCAGCTTCCTCAGTATCTGATCAAGGACAACCACGAACCCCTCATCACAAGGGAACAGGCGGAGGCGGTCATGGAAATTTTTGAATACCGTAGAAAGCAGATGGGGATGGACGATTTGGAAAAGTACCAAAGCCGGTATGCGTTCAGCAGTAAAATCCTCTGCGGGGAATGCGGCAGTACGTTTCGAAGGCAGAAAATCTATATCGGCAAGCCCTATGAGAAAATCCAGTGGAGCTGTCACAGGCATATCGAGGACAGCACCAGATGCAGCCAGAAGGCTGTCCGGGAGGATGACATTAAGTGGGCTTTCACCGTGATGTGGAACAAACTCATAAGCAACTATACGGAAATGCTGATTCCGCTGCTGGATACACTCAAAAAACTCCGGATAGATGAACAGCAGGAACAGGAAATCGGTGAATGCAGTAACAGGATTATGGAACTGACAGAGCAAGGTCATATACTCAGCAGACTGGTGTCGAAAGGGTATATTGACCCTGCTGTTTTTATAGAGCGGCAAAATGCACTGACACTAGAGCTTGCCGCGGCGAAAAAGAAAAGGAGCCAGCTTCTGGACAATAACGGTTTTGACCGGGAAATCGCCGGAACGGAACTTCTGCTGGAGCTGATCAGAAACAATCCTGATGTGATGGAAGCATACCGTGAGGATTTATTTTTACAGACCACAGACAAGGTCATCGTACAGGAAAACGGACAAATTACCTTCCGGCTCATCAACCGGTTGGAGCTATCCGAGCCCTACAGAAAGGAGGCGGCAGAAGATGATGCAGAGGCATATGCCCATCGGCTATAAGCTGGTGGAAGGAAAAATACAGTTTGACGAGCCCAAGGCGGCTGTCGTAAAAAAAGTATTTGCAGATTATCTGTCCGGAACCGCCACCCATGCGATAGCAAAGCAGTTAACCAAAATAGGGTTTTTGAACGCCAACAACAAAGCCTCATGGAATCACGGCTCCATCGGCAAGATATTGGAGAATATCAAATACCTGGGGGATGAATTCTACCCGCAGATGATTGATGCCGGATTGTTTGAGCAGGTGCAGAAACGCCGGAAAGAGCGCTGTGAACAGCTGGGGCGGGGCATTCACCCTAACCGCATGAAACATCAATACACCTTCACTGGAAAACTCCGGTGCGGAGAATGCGGCGAGGTCTACCGCATATACATCGAACACTGCGGCAAAGCTACGGAACGCAGCCTCTGGAAATGCAAGAGATACATCTACAGGAACAGAGTGTACTGCCGCTGTGGCTTCCTCACAGATAAACAGATTGAAAAAGCCTTCCTTGACGTCGCCAACCGGATTCTCACCAGAATACAAATCCTTGACCTAAAGCCAAAGAAAGAGCCTGTACCATATAACCGAGAATTTCATAAATTGGATCAGCAGATTAAAGAGCTGGAAGCAGAAGGACGCTATTCGTCCAAAGAGCTTCCGGCTCTTCTTTATGAACGGGCAAAAGCCTTTTATCAAACGGCACGGATTGATGACACCGACTATAACACCAGAAAGATGAAACAGGCATTTTCAGGCAGACAGCCTCTTAGGGAATTTGACGCGGAACTGTTTTCCACGGTGGTCCGGCAAATCATCGTCCATACCGATCAGCGGCTGGTGTTTGAATTTATCAACGGTTTAACCATCGAGGCCGAATACTGACTCCTTCAAAAAACTACATAGGAAAGGGTGAAATCATGAAAAAGGATAAACAGGAAGCCAAAAATAAAAAGGAAAAACCTTTAAAAGCCGTGTTTTATATGAGAGTGGGTAGCGTGGAGCAGTTAAGCCCTGAAGCACAGCAGAAATATTTTAGGGAAAAGGCGGAAAGCGTTTGGAAAGGAGAAGAATGTAATGCAGACAGCAACAGCTAAAAAGAAAGACATATCGGTTATACCATCCCAGCCGGAATATGACCGGAGCATAAAGCCTCAGTTTAAAACCCTGCGGGTAGCGGCATACTGCCGTGTCAGCACGACACTGGAACAGCAGGAAACCAGTTATGAAGCCCAGGTTTCCTACTACACCGAAAAAATCAAGAGCAACCCCAACTGGAAGCTTGCCGGTATTTATGCCGATGATGGAAAAAGCGCAACCAACACCAAAAAGCGTGATGACTTCAACGCCATGATCGAAGACTGCATGGCTGGAAAAATCGACATGGTCATCACCAAGTCAGTCAGTCGCTTCGCCAGAAACACGGTAGATAGCCTGCAGAACATCCGCAAACTCAAGGAAAAGAACATCGCCGTCTTCTTCGAAAAAGAGGGCGTGAATACACTGGATGGAACCGGCGAGCTTTTAATCACCATTTTAAGCAGCCAGGCACAGGAAGAAAGCCGGAACTTAAGTGAGAACACCCGATGGGGTCTGGTCAGACGCTTTGAAAACGGAATCGTCTCGGTCAACCATAACAAATTTTTAGGCTACACCAAGGATGAAAACGGTGAGCTGGTCATCGTACCGGAGGAAGCGGAGCTGGTCAGACGGATTTTTCGGCTTTACCTCGAAGGGAGCAGCATCGTCCAGATCGGCAAGATTTTAGATGATGAAGGGATCACCACCGTCACCGGATTAACCCAATGGTGCCCCGGCGTCATTGATAAAATGCTGAGCAACGAGAAATACATGGGGGATGTCCTTCAGCAGAAAACCTATACAGTGGATTTCCTCTCCAAAAAGCGTGTTAAGAATAACGGCATCGTCCCCCAATATTATATCCAAGATGACCATGAAGCCATTGTCCCAAAAGAGCTTTACTACCGGGTACAGGAGGAAAAAACCAGGCGGGCAAGCCTGAGCAAATCCGCGGTTGCCAGAAAAGCAAAAAAGGAGAAAAGCAAATACAGCTCCAAATATGCGCTGACGGACATCACGGTATGCAAGGAATGCGGTCATCCCTACCGCAGACAGATCTGGTCGAAATACGGTCAGAAAAGCGCCGTGTGGCGGTGCGAGAACCGCCTGAAGAACGGCACCAAGAACTGCAGAAACTCCCCGACCTTAAAAGAGGAAGTCCTGCAGGAAGCGGTTATGACCGCCATCAACAGCGTCGTGGAAAACCGCGGCGAGTTTGTCGGCGCCTTCCGAGAAAATGTCATCCAAGTCATCGGCAGCTACTCCACCAAAAACGTACCGACCGAATATGACGGGCAGATCGAAAAACTGCAGGGTGAAATGCTGGCCCTGATCGAGGAAAATGCAAAGAAGGGTTCCCTCACAGAAGATTTTGACGAACAGTACCAGAGGATCGCAGAGCTGATCAAGAATTTAAAGCAGAAGAAACTGGATCTGGTGCGGGAACGGAAACAAGCGGAAAGTTTTCAGCAAAGGGTCACTGACATGGATGCCTGCCTGAAGAAAAGCACCTGCGAGGTACGGGAATTTGACAACGACTTAGTCCGAAGGCTTCTGCAGAACATCAGGGTAATCAACGAGGAACTGATCGAAATCCAATTCAAATCCGGAATCGTGATGAAACAGAGGGTTTCCTATTATGACTAATTAATACAACGGCAGGATCGGGTTAAAAAGCTGTTCCTGCCGCTTTTTATTCAAAAAAGGAGGAATGAAAGATGTTATTGAACGATTACATAGAACAAGTAAGGCTACATATAAAAGAGTATTTCCCGGAAGAATTTCAAGATGCTGAGCTGATTCTACAAGAGCAGAGAAAAAACAATGATATGCTCCTTCATGGAATGTCACTGAAAAGTCCCGATAGAAACATTTGTCCGCTTATTTACTTGGATGATTATTATGAACTTCATCAAAGTGGTATGGCTATGGAGGATAGTTTCCGTTTAATCTGCAAAAATTATCTTATTGCTCTGGACAATGTTAAGTTCCAGAAGGATATGAATTTTTCTTATGACCATATGAAAGACAAACTGTTTCTTTGCGTAGTCAATGCTGAAAAAAACCAAAAGATGCTGGATTCGGTACCGCATCAAAGGATAGAGGATTTGGCGGTTTTGCACCGGTGCTTGATCCACAGCAGTAATTGGAATTGTCAATAATAGTTCAGTCAAAACGCGCAAGGAATTATCCAAGTCCCTATAGAATAGCCAGCCCTCATCGTCGGTAACAATCATCAAAACTTTGAATGCTATGCAGCGAGCTGGTGATTGTCGATAAAAAGCCCCCGATAAACTAGCGGTGGATAGCCATTATTTGTACTGTAAATTCGTCGACGATTGTAATAATGGATGTAGCGATGAACAATCGTTTTGACTTCAACCATGGGCATACTTTTGGTATTAATTTTATAGAGCTTCTCTTTTTTCAGCGTTGCGAAAAAACTTTCCATCCGGGCATTATCATAACAACGCCCGGTGCCACTCATACTCTGGATGGCATTTGCTTTTTTTAATACCTTTCGAAAGCGTTGGCTGGTAAACTGCGTGCCCCGATCGGAATGAAGGATCATTCCTTCGGCACCATCATCTCTGCAGGCGTTTTGAAACGCTTCAACACAAAGGTCTGCCCGCATGTTGTCATCCATCCTGAAGCCCCGGATACTGCCGTCATAGCAATCAAAAATGGGTGCCAGATAAAGTTTTCCATCTTTACAGGGGATTTCTGTAATATCAGTAAGCCATTTTTGATTCGGCGCTTCCGCTGTGAAATCCTGTTTGATGAGGTTTTCAGACTTTTGCGCTTCGGCATCGGCTTTCGTGATCCCATTAGGTTTACGCTTCATGCGGATCATCAGATTATTTTCTTTGCAGATGCGGTAGATTGTCCTTAAACTCCCAAGATAGTCCCGATTTAATCGAAGATAATCATAAATACGTCGAACACCATAATTGGCGTTTTCTTCGTCTTCCTGAATTAATTCATAGATTTGCGCCAAAAGATTTGCGTGCTTATCCGGTTTGCTTTTTGATCGCAGAAATTTATA